GAGGTGTACCAGGGTTTCATGTCATTTCTCCTTTGATGATGTGGCCCGCGCGTTCGTAAAATGCGGGTTACGTTTCGGGGCGCTTTTCCACTTTCAGAGAGCAATCGGCCCAAATGGTGGAAAGAGGTTTAAATACATGCGCCTATGCAGCGCATAAGGCCGAAGCCTGCGCATAGAACGCGGGCCATGTCTCCGCTTTCGGCTTACCCGGACGCCATGCTGACAAATAATAGCGCCAACCCTCTTCTGAGGTCGTAGGAAGCCGCTGGGGTAGCGTCCAGAGCAAAAGACGCGCAAACACACACGCAAGCGTGTCGTTGTGCTCTATGGCGTCGTATGCTTCAGCAGAACTCAATGTGTAATTTAGTGCAAACAATGCGTCATGGGCGTGTGGTGCCGATGCGTAGTGGCTGAGAACGCCCTTAACTCCGCCGCCCTTCTCAAATTGCCAAAATCCGTGGGCCGGTCCGCCGATCTGTTTGCGGTGGTCAAACCGGCTTTCTTGCAATCCGATGGCAAGTAACATCACCCGCGCTTCCGGGCTGTCCATTGTCTCAGGCAGCAATGAGAACGCGGCGGGGAATACGTGGTCACGGATGTGTTCAATCATCACTCTCGCCTCCAAGTGCGGCGTAACCGCAAATGTCCACAAAGCTGTCTTCGTGAGGCCCGCGCTTGAGCCTGACCATCTTCAGGGCTATCATGCACAATCCGACCTGACGGGCTGAAACGTTGCTGCCCAGAATAACGGTCCACATGGACGCAATGTCTTCGGCGTTGTCGGACCAGTCGCCGTAGTCCTTCTGGCGGTCGCCGTCGATTATGGTTTGGGCCTTGCCCAGTATCTCGCGGCGGTTCATAAATGACGCCTATGTGCGTCATACGCGCCATATATGAAGCATGTAGCGGTCATGCGTCCCTCATCATCAGAATTGAATATTTGCCGTGGTGTGTCCCGACGAAGGCAGGTTCCTTGTTCGGGCCAGGGGCAATGTGCCACCCTTGCGCCATGAAAACAAGAAACCCGTGGAGGGGTGCATATATGAAGTCCTGCTCTTTCATACTGTGTGGACCTTCCTGCGCTCAGGAGGGCAATAGCCGTCAACGTGGGCGCGCTTCAGGGCATCACGGATTTCTTGAATGGGCAGAACCCTCCGCCCGACTTCGCCGTATTTCATACTCCTGTCCACCCTCGTAATGGATTGATGGGAACGCCAGCCGCCGTCATTCCCGTACTTGTCACGAGGGGCAAGGGTATTCCACATTTCAATCGTCGCGCCGCCGTCTTCCTTGCTGCGCTGCTTGTGGTGCAAATGGCCCACGTCGATGTAGTGAAATTCAGTTTCGCCCCAGTCCTGGCGGTAATCATTTGACATCACCTGAATGAGCCTGTCACCACGCGCCTTGTCTGAGTGATGCGTCAGGACGAACGTGTTGCCCATCCTGTAGGGAATGAACGCGCCTGCGTTATCCAGCACATGCACACGGTCCCGGCCTGCGTAGGCGCACCGCAGAAGTTCAGCCATCCAAATATCGTTCGTTCTGGAATGGTTGCCCTGATTGATAATCACATCAACGTGCATGAACTTGGTCAAACAGCGGTCCACGACGAAACGCATGACACGGCTATAGACGCCGATCATCTTGGGGAAGCGTCCGTCTGCGTCCATCCTGTGGCCTGAAGCCTCAGTCTCAGCTTTCATGTTCTCGTAATGGGTGAAGTCGCCAAGGTCGTTTATGACACACCGTTCATATGACGGGCTTTCGTCAATCAGCATGGCGAAGGCTTGGCACAGTTCGCGTTCCGCGATCTTTAGATCGAAATTCTGGCCTGTCTCAGACTCATGCGCCAGCATACCCAGATGCGCGTCGCCGATCTGAAACCACGGGATTACATCGCTGCCGTATTTAAGCGGAGCCTTGGGAACTTTAATAACGGGCTTGGAAAACTCGCGCACCACATCCTTGATGGCCGTTACCTGTTCTTCAAGGCCGGGGTTGGTGCGGGTCCACTCCAGAACCGTGTCGCCGCTTTCTTCGTACTGATACTTCCGCAAGGTGGTGGCACCGCCGAAACGATGCCCATCACCCGCGCCGTATCGCGTGTGTCCGCTTGACAGCCTGTTGCGGAATGTCTCGTAATGGATGCCCAGCGCCTTGGCTGCTGCGGCCTTGGTTCCGTGCGTGGCAAGGGCTTCTGATGCCGCAAGCCATTGTTCGTAGGTAACGCCGGGATTTGCCACAGTGTGGCCTTCCTGCTATTTGTCCAGAAGCCAGATAATCAGCGTAAACTGCGCTGAGACAACGCCCAGGATACCGTAAATCATCCAGCGCCGCAATGCTATCACATCATCGCGTAGCGCCCGCATTTCCTTACGTGCCTCGGCCCATCGCTCTCCACAACGGTCCTCATGCGAATCAATCTTCTGCTCGGCGCGGTTGGCTATCTCACGGGCTGCGTAGTCAATATTTTCATTCTGCGGAAAGTCGCTCATACGCCCTCACCGACAAGGGCCGCGTCAACCTCGAAATAGTCCGCCAGACACCACATGCCGCTAACATTCACAAAGGCGAACATCAGGGCAGTTGGGACGCCCGACGCACCAAATGCGACGAACAGATCGCCGTCGATCTCCTCATTCATCACCACACTTGATCCGGGGTACATCTCAGCCATATCGGCCTTGACTTCTTCTGGCGGCGTACATTCCTGCGCATAGGCTGCGGATACGAAGAAAGCTGTGCATAACAGGGTAAGAAGAAACTTCATGATAGACTCCTCAAGCGCCATTAAGCGCACAAAAGCGGGGAAAATGCAACGGCTAGTTGTCAATGGGTACGATGCAAAGCGCGGGATCGTCGGAACACTCCGAACAGATCACGGAGCCGTCCTCATATAAATGCCACGAAGCCGAAGAACACCGCTCGCAGACATACTGCGCGGCAGTCTCCGGTTCGTCAGCGCCGGGGAACGTGTAGATGTCACACATTACCGGTCACCAAAGCAAATCACATTGACTGCCGATGGGTTGCCAGCAGAACCCGCTGAGTTTTGCACCTTGATGGTCACAGCGCCTGCTGTAATGGCGGTGATGTAGGGCGCATTAGTCCCGCTGGGGACTTGTGTTGTTGCAGTGCATGTGTACGTCGCTGCAGAAAAGTCGGTGTCCCATTCCACAGTGTAGTCTCCTGTCCCGTTATACGCCACAGAAGCCACGTTCTGACCCGTCACCGTGCTGATGGCCGAACCCGATACCGCGAACCGAACAAACCCCTTTGCAGTAAAGGGTGAATACACCATCTGGTCGGGTGTTACCGTCCTGGTGGACGCGAGACTTTCCATATCAGACTGGTCTGCGTTCTCCTGAACACCTGTGACTGACGTTGACGCCACGGGAAGGTTTGTCCACGCAACGTCAGTGCCATCGGAGCCAAGGAACTGGTCAGGATTGCCGATAGCAAGCCTTGCGGCGGCGGCAGCACTATCGCCATAGATCAGATCGCCGCGTGTGGTAACGAGGTCATCGGGGGACGTGCCGACAACGGGCGAGAGAAGCTGGAAGTTGGTCCCATCATAAACGACTTCCACTTTCATGCCGGTTTCGATGTCGCCAGCGGCAAGGTTTTCGTCGTTCTCTTTCTTGACCGTCACAGCGCCGATGGAATCGACGTTCAGCGTCACGGTGCCGTCGTTGTCCGTGTGTGCGTCAAAGCACATTTTCAGCCCATCGTAGTAACTGGACAGAGTGCGTGCCGCTGATAGCGTCCAGACAGACGAAGAACCGGCAGATGCAATGACACAGGATTCGTCACCTGACCACCTCGCGGTCGCGCCCTGCACCGCCCTGATTGCGTCATTGACCAATGCGGGCGACATATTTTCTGGCGCAATGTCCACATTGGAATTATCAACAGCGTTCCAGTCTTGTACTTCAGCGGCAATGGCGGGAACTGCAAGGAGCGCCAGCGCCGCGACGATGTAGCGTTTCATGGGAAACCTCAATTTGGGGAAAGAAGGCCGCTCATCGGAGAGGCTTGCGTGGGGGGGGCGGATAGAAGGCCACGGTTCATGTTCGGTGCTGGCTGCTGCAACAGGGGTTGCACTGCCGAAGGCGGCGCAGATTGCGCTGCGGCGGGCGCAGGATTGACAGGCTGACTGGCCTGGATGAGTTGGTGAATTTCATCTGCAATGGTCGGCTCTGCTTCTGCAACCGTATAAAGACGACCAATCCAGGATGCCGCCTCATCAATCGCGCCGCGCCCGCGAGCCATTGTCAGGTTCCCGGAACCCAGCGGAACGTCAGCAAGCCATCGAACAAAGCGGGGGTTTGTCAGTAGTTTTGCAG